GTCGGGACGCTTGGTGGCTCGTTGGGTGGTATACTCGTCAGCAGCAAATTGACGAATTATCGGTTACAACAGCTTGAGGCTAGGGTTGCGGAGCATAACAACTTCGCGCGGCGTATGCCAGTGGTTGAAGAGCAGATAAAAGTTATCAACCACCGCATTGAAGATTTGGAAAGTGAGGTACATCGTGAAATTTGACTGGAAACGTAAGTTAACATCGAGAAAGCTGTGGATAGCTCTGGCTGGTTTTATTGCCGGGCTGATTATAGCTTTTGGGGGTTCAGAAGACACCGCAAACACTGTATCCGGCTGCATCATGTCGGGAGCTGCTGTGGTTGGCTATGTCATCGGTGAGGGGCTTGCCGATAGCAACGGCTCTTCCGGAAAGGACGATGAATAATGGAAATAACAAACAGGCTTATTGACGTAAACTCTTATAATTACCCCGGTATAGCAAGTACACCTACAAGAATTTGTGTGCACTATACCGGAGATGTTGGGGCAAGCGCGGATAGGCTGGCGCAATTCTACGCGAATGTCGCGGCGGGAATGTTTCCGGACAAGCCGGAAAGCTGGACAAGTACGCAGTACATTGTAGGGTTAAAGGGTGAAGTTATTCGCATTGTACCAGACAACAGGGTAGCTTATGCCGCTAGTGGTAAGAATGCTGGAACTATCCACATTGAGGTATGTTATGTACAACCCTCCGGTAAATTTGAAGAGGCATCGATTGCCGCTCTGGAGGAGTTGGTGCGTTATCTCATGGACAAATACAAGATATCCGCTGATAACGTGGTTCGCCACTATGACCTCACTGGAAAGCTTTGCCCGTATTATTACATCGATGAAGACCGCTGGGCGGTGCTCCACGAGCGCATCACTTCTGACCGCAAAGCAGGTGTGTTGTACCGTGTGCAGGTGGGGGCGTTCTCCAGTAAAGAGAACGCCGACAACTACGAGAAAAAGGTAAAAGAGGCTGGCTTCGGAACGCTTGTTATTAAATCCGGTGATTTGTACCGCGTACAGGTGGGGGCTTTCGGTATCAAAAGTAACGCCGAAGCGTACGTCAAGACAGTTAAGGCTGCCGGGTTCGATGCATTTGTGGTGGAGGTGAAATAGCGTGGACAACAAAACAAGTATTCCGTACATAGTTTATGAGGGCGAGATGGCGAGAGCCGAACGCAATTTCAAACGCATGTGGGTTGTGGTTATTGTCCTTATACTGCTGCTTGTCGCTACTAATGCGGGCTGGCTGGCATACGAAAGTCAGTTTGAAACGGTGGAAACCACGACTGTCACACAGGAGAACGACAACGGTTATAACAACTACATAGGGAATGACGGTGATATAGTCTATGGCGAAGCAAACGGTAACCAAGACGAAAACGAGAGTGAAGAAAACCAGCCCGAATGCACAGTACAAGCAATGCCCGACATGTAAAGGGCTTGGCAAGGTAAAGAAAGGCTGACCATGAAGATAGAAGACTATGGAAAGCCCCGCTCAGAGTGGGAGAGATTGATTGACGAATGGGTGTTTTCAGAGCGTGACAGGCGCATTTTAAAACTGCGGTTGCTTGATGGGTTAACCTTTGAAGCACTTGCAGAGAAAGTTGACATGTCGGTGCGTCAAGTTAAGAATATTGTGTATAGACGTGAGAGGCAGTTATACAAACATGTATAACTGTTCCACGTAGAACAATTATTTAAGGCAGGGTGTTCCTACACCCTGCCTTGCTTTGTATAAACCCGAATGAAAGTTGCACCGTTGTTTCATTGTGCATGACTATTCTCTCATGGTATAATAAAAATAGAAAGAAAGAGGCGATGACAACATGTACAATTACAATAACGGGTATCCGTACCCCGGTTACAACGGGTTTAACCCTTACGCCAACCAACAGTTTAATAACCAAACACCCGCGCGTTCTGAAATAATTAGAGTCAATGGAGAGAACGGTGCGAGGGCTTATCAATTAGCCCCCAATAGTTCAGTATTGCTACTTGACGAATCTGCACCAATAGTGTGGCTTGCACAATCTGACGGTGCAGGTTATAAGACCGTGACCCCGTATAGCATCGCGCCATACCAGCAAGAACCGCCTATCGATGTGAAGTCACTTGAAGACCGAATTAAAAGATTGGAGGGCATAATAGATGCAAAACCCGATACTCCAAATGTTGGGGAGAAATAACGCCAACAATGCAAACAGTACCAACATCTTACAGTTAATCAAGTCTTTGCGGAGTGGAAATCCGCAAGGCATCTTTAACCAGATGATAAGGGAAAATCCGCAGTTCGCTCAATTTGTTGAGCAGAACAAGGGGAAATCGGCTGACCAGATTGCAAGAGATTATAACGTGGACATCAGTGCAATCAAACAGTTTCTTCGTTAACAATGCGCATTGTTATAAATATTCTATGAAAGGGGATTCCACACTATGGAAAACTACAGTCTTTCCGACATCGCTGCGGTATCCAATGACGGTATGTGCGGCGGGGGTAATTCTTGGTGGGTGCTCATTATCCTGTTCGCCATGATTTTCGGCTGGGGTGGTAACGGCTTCGGCAATCGTGGTTGTAACGGTGAGCCTGTAACCGAGGCTGGTCTTTGCAACAGCATGAACTTCAACAATCTGGAGAATGCTGTAGGCAGACTGAACGACAGTCAGGCAGCTATCGCTCGTCAGACCGACAACGCCATCTGTCAGCTTGGTTACCAGTCCGCACAGCTGGCAAATCAGACCCAGCGTGACCTCTGCCAGGGGTTCGCGGCTGTCAACGCTGGTATCAACCAGAACAGGTTCGATGCCCAGCAGTGCTGCTGCGAAACTCAGAGGGCTATTGATGGAACTAATTTCAACATAGCCCAGTCTACCGCGGCAATCAACGCAAACACCACAGCGCAGACCCAGAAAATTCTGGACGCTATCTGCGGAAACCGCATGGCAGACATGCAGAACCAGATTAACCAGCTCCAGCTTCAGAGCGCACTTTGCGGTGTAGTTCGCTATCCGACAAGCTTCGCCTATGACGCTGGTATGAACCCGTTCTGCGGCGGTCGCCAGAATGGTTGCTGCAACATCTAATCGTTAAGACACTTTAAGTCTGGGCTAAACAGGGCGTGGGGTGTCTGCTCCACGCCTTTTCTATTGTGAAAGGAGAATTGGTATGAGTTGCAAAAGCGCAATTTACACAGTAAACACAAACGCTGGTACTGTGCCTATCAACGGCACAATTCCGGTGGGCGGTATCGTCAGACGTTTTGGACGTGACCTTGATATTTCCGGTAATGGTATCACAACTTGTAGTGAGGGTTACTACAACGTGAGCGTTAACATTTCTCTTGCTCCGTCTGTAGTGGGTGGCGTAAGCGTTACCTTGTTTAAGGACGGCGCACCCGTTCCCGGTGCAACAGCCGTAGCTACTAACACCGCTATCGGCAACACAGTCAACCTCAATATTCGTGCGCTTATCAGAAACAAGTGCTGCGACAACAACAGCGAGATTACAGTAGTTCTTGGCGGTGCACCCTCCGCGATAACCAACATGGGTATTGTAGTGGAGAAGATTTGATGGACGAGAATACCTATTACAGGGAAATACTTGCTATCAACTCGGCTAACTTAGCAGCTAACATCGAGAATGTGACGATTAACGAAAAACTGCTCAGCTTAAAGTCGAAAGATGACGTGATTATTTCCTTGCTGATACAAATTCTGGAGGTGTTGAACAATGACAGTAGCAGAAATCTTCGCGAAAATAAGCAGCCACATGATTGAGGGCGTTATGCTCCACAGCCAGTTTGCGGAGTATTACGACTTTCTCAATCTGCACGGCTTCAAGCGTTGTCATGAGTACCATGCGATGTGTGAATTTGCCGAACACCGGGGCATCGTTAGGTATTATGTAAACCATTTCGGAAAGCTTTTACCCGAAGAAACGGCGAAGAACCCCGAAGTAATGCCCGCATCATGGTATGGGTACATGCGCCATGACGTTGACGCAAACACCAAGAAAAGGGCTATCCGTGACGGTTTCAACCGCTGGTACGAGTGGGAAGTCGAAACCAAAAAGCTTTATGAAAAGGCATATTGTGACCTCATGGAGCTTGGTGAGATAGCTGCGGCGCACAAAATAGGTGAGCTTGTGGAATGCGTAGACCAAGAGTTGAAAAAGGTGTGCCGTAAGCGGATTGAACTTAGTTCAACAGACTACGACTTATCTGCCATCTACTTGTGTCAACCCGAAATGCATGAAAAATACAAGAAAAAGGCGAAGCATATCGGGGTTAAGATGTGCTAAGGCTGTGACAGCGGAGGTGCATCATGCTAAACCTTGACACTATAAATGACGAGATTTTGATGCTGGAAACAAAACGCGATACCACGTATTCAGTTATAGAAAAACTTGCACCACTCTATGTTGTTCGTGACCATCTCACAAACGCCACACCCGTTGTCCAGCCCGTACCGCTTAATGTGAGCGGCAACACGGACTTTTTGCAAGCTGTGTCGGGTAAGGACAGTGTACAGGTGTTTGCAGTGGTTGACGAACTGATGACTACTCTGCAAGCTACAAATCCACGGCTATACAACGCGGTTATGCGAAAAGTTAACAACATCGAATAAACGAGGGTGGGGGATAAATCCCCACCCTTATTTGTTCTTCTCAAGCAATTCTTTGACTTGGCTAACATCGTCAACCCTAGCCACGATTGCACCTGCACCGCGCCACTCCGCCATGCGCCACTCCTGTATTTTTTCTGCCGCTTCCGTTGGGCTTCTCTTGCATTCTAGCAGTATAGTACGCCCATCAATGCACCCTATGATGTCTGGCGTTCCTCGCTCACAGAAAACGCCCCCGTGAATATTGATTGCCTTGGTATTCGGCAGAGAATTGAGGTAGCGCAGTATCGGTTGCACTACCCCATCATATTCCAATCGTTTGTTGCGGTTGCTCATTGGCTCACCTGCGCGTGGGGATATCTTGCATTTCGGGGTGCTTTTCTTCTGTCCACATGGCGCATATTATGTTCCAAGCGGCTGCGCAAAGGTGGTCTTCATCGTCCATTCCGTCAAGATACCTGAACAGGTGACGAAGTGCGGAATCCAAGAAGCTGTGCATCGGTATGCCTTTTTCCCAGTTGCGTTCTCCGTGGTCTGTCGCACCCTTTTCGAAATGCTTAGAAAGGCGAATGAGAGCGCACGGTGGGAGCAGGTCGCACCTGCCCTTTCCGGTCTTATCCTCGCGTATTGCACCAGTGCCGAAATCCTTAAATTCACGCGTGGTGTTTCCACATGTCATAGAAACATTGTCTGAACCCTGTCCGCCGCACATAAAATCGTCACATTCCTTACAGTTCTTCATGTTGTCCTCCTGTTATTGTCCGGTTATTATCGGGTTATTGTTCCACTATCAACTACTTACAGAGTCCTCTTACTCAAGCCCGATTGCCGTCACTTTCCAGTACTACCGAAACCAGCGTCCCCACGCTTATCTGCGGAGGGTTTTAATTCGTCAACCTCGCTCCAACGCACATCTTCTATGGTGTGGAAAAGTACCTGTGCAATCCGCATACCCTTTTCGATAGTGATGGGCTGATTTCCGAGATTGTGAGCGCAGACAAATAACTCGCCCGTGTAGCCGTTGTCGATAATGCCCTCGTTCACTAGAATGTTGTGCTTGCGGAGGCTCGATGACCTGCCCGTGATACGGGCGAAGAGGCAAGGCGGCATGCGCATTCTCACGCCTGTATGCACATCTTTGGTTTCACCGGGTTCGATAACGCAGGTTTCGCTGGTGTACAAATCCCAACCCGCATCGCCTGTGTGTTGCTTGACGGGGCGGTGTGCACCCTCGTCAAGAACGAAATCAACATATTTCACATTATTCGCCATCGTTCTGTGCCTCCGGCTTGTTGATGTTGATTACGGAATCTGCGCCTGTGCTGATGTACCGAAGCTTTTCCTTTAATTCGGCAGAGCAGCTGTCGATGAAAGCAGAAAGCTTGGAACTCTGCAGTGCTTCGATAGACGGTACATTTCCAGATATATTAGCAAGGTCGGGGTCGATGTAGTCGGCGAATGTGAGCGCAATTTCTGTCGGCTCATTCAGCAGACAAGCCGTTTCGAATACGGCATCGTCCCAGAAAGCCACACGGCGGGTCTTGTGCGTAACAGTGGTCTTCTCGGTGACAGGTCTTCCCGCCAGCTTTGACACTTCTTCCCATGTGGTTTCATTCGCGATAGGTCCAGAATTTCCTGCAACTCTGATGGGGAATGTGCGTACCACCATCAATACATCAGTTACCCTTGACGGGGCGATGCCTACCTCGGAGATGATACCTGCCGCATTGGTGTCGATGCTGGTGCAGTACGGGTAAAAACTGTGGAGCAGAGAAAGCGCAGACCCCTGTGTTCCCTCAATCAGTATATTCATACCATCGCCCTGCCATCTGGCAAGCAATTCGGGTGTGTTGTCGGTAATGCACTTGGACAGCCCATATTCGTCAGCTACGCTTTCAAACATGTGGAACTGCTCCGGGTCACGGTTTATACGGGCAACACGGGCAACACCCACACCCTCACCAGTAGAGCCTATCCTGCGGTGCATTTCGCCGTCTACCCCACCCTCCTGCTGGTGGAATTTCTCGTCAAGGATACCCGCCTTAGCGTCTATGTAAAGACGCTTTTTGAAGTCGGGGTAGTATCTCTCGATGTGTTCCAGTTCGGACATGAGCTGCTTCATGTTGAGCAGCGCACCTCTACCAATCACTATCTTTGCATCGGGGTTTATCCACCCACAAGGGATAGACTGCATGACGTGTTTCTCGCCGTTCCAGTAGATAGTGTGTCCTGCGTTAGGGCTACCAACCCTAACATGCACCTGATATTCGTCCGCGATGTGTCTTACAATCGCACCCTTACCCTCGCTGCCGTACTGTCCGCCGACAACTACTGTCATCTTACCTCTGTTTGTGTTCATACCTTTTCCTCCTGTGTCGATTTGATTACTGTTATAAGAGCACTTAACTGTGCTGTTATGCTTTTTGTTGTGTCCGCTTTTCTGTTGATTATGTAGCCAAGTGAATGGTCATCAACATAAACATCAGCAAATACCTTTCGTGTTCCATTCGGGTATTTCTCCCGATATTTGGCGATGTTGCTTGGCGCGTTCTCGTTCACGGCGCAAAAATGTAAGCCGTAATTGTCACACCAATCTACCGCATTTTGCAGTTCGGCATCTGTTCTCGATGTCCAGAGAACTACCTCTTGCTTAAGGTCAATCAGCTGCCGCACCAACGAGATGACTTCGTATTTCGGCGCACCGATATTTGGAAATTGGTGGTCGCAGAGAACACCATCAAAATCCACCGCTATAATCAATGTTACCACCTCCTTAATAGGTGTCCGGCATCGCGTGCACGGAGAGGTATCTCTCTTGCGCTCCGTTGCACGTCTGTGTTGTGGGAGTATGTAAGCCCGTATGTATACCCTCCTGTGCAAGGAAGATACCCTCTCTGCGACAGGAGGTGTATTCTGTTATGGCTTCCACTTTTCGAATGTACCCCATGATTTGCCATATTCGATATCGACACCGGGTTTGGGGTCGAAGTCATAATCCTCCATAACCATCTTAATGGTCGGTAAGGCTATCTGGAGTTTATCATCGGGTACTTCAAAGATGATTGAGTCGTGAACCTGCAGTAGCATGTTCCCTCCAATATCCCGAATAGCGGGATAAAGTCTGGATATTGCCACGCGGACAATTTCAGCAACGCCGCCCTGTATTAAGTTTGACATTGCCTTATGGGGGTCGCACTCCGGCGTGTTGAAATGCCGCATTCGTCCCGTCCACAGCCTAATATACCCATTAGCTTTGGCGAAGTCTTCACATTTGTACATGAGCTTCTTAAAGCCGGGGTAGAGATTGTGGTACTTATCGAGATAATCCTTGGCTACGCTCTCTTCTACCCGAAGATTGCTGGCAAGGTGTTTGTACCCGATGCCGTATATAACGGAGAAGTTAATGCGCTTAGCTGCATTTCGCGGTATATTCAGCCTTTCAGCCGTTGCCGAGTGCAAATCCGCGTCAGATTCGATTAGTTCTTTCATGATGGGGTCTTTGGTGTAATGCGTCACAAGACGCATTTCCGCTTGCTTGTAGTCCGCCTGTATCATTGTAAAACCGGGTCGTGCTGTGAACACGTCCTTGACTTTGAAGATATCTGTATGCTTCGCCACTGCTTGCAGGTTCGGGTTGGTGCATGATAACCGTCCGGTGTACGTACCGATTAAGTTCAGCGAACAGTGGAGCGTGTCGTGTTCGTCAATCAACTGGAGATAAGGTGTGTAATACCTGCTGTCCACTGATTTCCAACCTCTAGCTTCCTGCACCAATTTAGCATTTTCGGCATCTTTCCCACCCGCGTCTATCACCTCCACAAGCTTTTCAGCCGCTGATGATTCCACGCCTAGAAATTCACAAACCTTTTTTGAACTATTTGGGTTTAACTCAAACCCAGCCGCTTCATTCAGCCGCTTCTGCGCGTCCGCGAGGTGGTCTACTGCTTCTATCTGGTATCGCTTTATCATGTCAACATCAACATGCATACCGCGATGTTCCATCAACGTGACTATGTAAGAATAGTAGTTAACCTGTTTCCAGATATCATACAACCCCTGTTCCTTTAATGCGGGTCGCAGCAAATCCAAGATTTGACGTGTAAGCCGCACGTCATCACAAGCATAAGGTTCTACGTCCTCCGGGGGCAATACGTACATCATAGATTTAACGTTGTTCGGTGCTCTTGGTGATTTGCTGCACTCCAGCCCCAGCCGCTGACACTCGTTGAACACCTTGTCCTCAAGTATCGACTCTTGCAAAGAACCATCGCCGATGTGATATCTGTCGGCAGTTGGCTTTAGCTTGAAATCGGGTTCATTCTCGTTGAATAGGTGCATAGCCAGCATCGCGTCTTCAAAATTTGGCGCGATGTCAATACCATCGAAAGCCATCATGTGGAGGTCGTAATTGTAATTCCACCCGCCATAAGTCCTATTAGGGTCTGAAAGATACGGGCGAAAGAACTCCATACACCCCATCGGCAAATTTACCCCCTGTAGGTGGCGAAACGGAAAATAGAAAGCTTCTTCGCCAACGTCAACCGAGATGCCGATAACTTTATCCCTCGCCCTACTGGCGTTGCCGTAAATCGACAAGCCAGTAGTTTCGGTATCCACGCAAGGGTCGGTGCAAGCTAACAGCCGGGGCATCACATGTTCAAGCCCCTCTATTGTGTTTACCAGCATACTTTATCACCGGGGTGCAACAGGATTTGAGGCGTTCGTTGTGTTCGCCATGTTTGCCATCTCTTCAAGGGAGATTACTCTAGTAATCTTAGATGTGGCTCTGCCGTTGTACTCGTCCTGCTCCATGACGATACCGCAAAGCTTGTTTACCACATCGCCCTTTTTAAATTTAACCACCTGTCCGGTCTGACCCACGCCGAGAGCCTGCACTGTTTCAGCAACTTTCCACATTGCAGCGGGGGTGATAGCAGTCCAACTCTTGAAAGTCTTGCCTCTGTAGTCACCCTCGGCGATTTCGAACTCCCAAGTGAACATCGGGTTGCCGCTCTTCGATACGTCCTGCGTTACGTCTACGCATTTAGCCTTGTAAACACCGTCCGGGATAGCGTATGCAGATTCCTGTACGTTGGTGAGGTCGACTTCGAAACCTGCGTTCATATCGTTGACCGCACCGGGCATCGGTGCTCCGGTGTTAGGCACGGGAGCGGGGGTAGAGTTTGCTGTGTTGTTCATAAACGGGTTATTCATATTTGTCCTCCTTGATTACACGCCTTTATAGGCATTGAATATGTCAGTGAATGTTGGGTCTTTTACAAAAGCACCGAGGCGTTCAGCAACTTTATCATTGCGCACCTTCGCGGTGTAATTATTCATCGGTTGTGTCAGTAGGTATCTGTGCATTACGGTGGTGTACTGCCCGTTGTGTTCAACCTGTTCGTCAGCTGTATAAAGGTATCCCACTATGTCCATGTAGCCGCACACCGCTGTGGCAAGCTTGTCGGTCAAATTCGGCAAGGTCGCTTCAAGGGTGTTCGTACCCTTGCGCATTTTGTCCTTTTTGTGCGCCAAATAGATGACGTTCAGCGGCAAATCTCTGAAGCCCCTAAGGATACGTGCAAGCTTTTTGCCCGCCACACCATAATCCTCCAGAAATACTTCGTCTATGGTGTAGTTTTTGTCTTTCTTGACGCGACTTGCATATTCGCGGGTCGTAGCCTCTTCAAGAGCCAGCGTCTGAAGCTCTGAAATGTTATCGATAACCACTGTTTTTATGCCCTCGTATTCGGGGTCGTGGTTAGCAATCTTCAGAAATTCGGCTTCCAGTTCTCCAACGCTGTGAATATCCGTTGCTGTGATATCGCCATTTCTTGACGCAAGCGTCATCAGACCGCCATCAATGTTGAAGAAATGCACATTCTGCATTTCCGGCACGTCCTGCGCCGTACCCGCAAGATGGGTTTTACCCGCACCGGGGTCGCCATAAATCAGAATGTTCACCTTAGACGTGAAGATGTCCTGTGTAATTCTGTATCCAGCCATCAATACTCCCTCCAGTGCTGTGCGAAATAGGAATCTGTGTACCCCGCAAACTGCCCGTGCCTGTACACTGTCTGCTTACGGTTCGGGTGCTGAATACCCTCTCGCTGCATTTTGTAGTGCGCGATTTTTCTTCTTAGCTTTCTCATGCGTTGTCCTCCTCTCCGGGGTCATTCTGCTGTGCATTGGGGTCGTACTCTCTCAGACGGTCACCCACTATGTTCTGACAGCCGCAATGCGGGCAGTCAAAAGCATCGTGTATCTGCGGTTCGGAATTGCCGAACGTGGCAACCAGCCCAGATGTCGTTACATCTCTTACCACGTAATGTCTTTCGAAAATGAGCGGGAAACTCCGCTTGCATACGTGGCAGGTCTTTGCACCTATGACGTTGTTTTCCATAATTACACCTCCTTATGTTTTATCAAGGTAGCTTGCGGCTTCGTCAGCCACATGTAATGCCCATGCCAACGGGCAACTTTCGAACGCCGAAGAAACATCGCTGTATGTAGTCGCGTCCCACTGCCCCATGTGGCAGTTAATCGCAATAGCCTCTTCGGGGGTCAACTTGATGAAGTTCTGCACCAGATAAAGCGATTTCGAACCGTGACCACCAAACTTGAAATCTTCATCGCGCTTGTAAGTGGGGTATTGCTCCCACTGGTTGTTCGCGTCCTTTCGCCAGCGCATTTCGGTCTTATACGTCCCAATTTTGCACAAATCGTGAAACAGCGCCACAATTGCAATGGTTTCGGGAGTTGCGTTTACCTCGTCATAGAAGTCATTCAACTCGTCCAGACGGCGGTACACTGCTACGCAATGCTCTACAAGTCCACCCTCATACGCCCCATGAAACCGGGTCGATGCTGGTGCAGTGTAGAAATCCGTGCCCTCAATCCACTTCATCAAATCGGTAATACCATCGCGGTGAATAAGTTCCGCGATGGATTTAAATTCCTCCTTGCTTGTCATGCTATCACCTCCTCCACTACCATTATACCACATGAGGTTTATTCCTGTCAAGTGGTTTATTGACATCACCCATATGAGCAACGGTGAACGCTTCGTTCACCATCTACATATAAGGGCGAGTTCTCTCTTGCTTTCCTTGGCGTTTCCTCTGCGCTCCGTTGCCATATCAGCCCCATGGACGGGCACGAATACCACCCACGTGCTGAATACCCAACGGAGCGCAAAGAAGAGGCTTCTCTTAAGTCGCGGGTGCTGCAGTTGTGTCGTTGTTGGGGCTGTCGGCTCTTCTGGTGGTACGCTTGGTGTACTCGGTGCTTCTAAGAAAATCAGCATCGTGACCGCGTAATTCGGCTTGGCACAGATTGCCGTACTGACACATTTTACAATTCCAAGGGTAAATAAACCGAGGATTACGGGGGTTATTATATGACCTCCTAATTGCCCAGCTTGCAGGAACTATCGACTGCTCCCAAATCCTGTCAATAGTGGCGGGATTGCGGTACTCGTAGGTCGGTCTGAACCATTCAATGTCAGCCAACTTTGGCTTCATTTCTTCCTCGTATTCGTTGGGGTCACCGCCAGCCGCTGTCACAACTTCTGCATAATGTTCCCATGTAGTCTTGATTTTTGCACGGCTGAACGCGCCGTTTTTCAGCTGTGCGGGGTCTGCGGCTGGCGTATTGACATGCTGCCACGTCATAGTGCCTGTAATGGGTATACCCATCTTTGCACACGCTCTGGTGTACACAGCATTCTGTATGTTAAAGGCTTCGTCCTCGTCCGGCGAAAGGCTCTTTCGGAACTTGTAATCAGTACACCAAACCTGCCCCGTTTCTTTGTCCCGGAGTATCGCGTCAATATAACCATGCAGACCCTTACTGCCGGGACAGGGTATTTTGAAGTGCAGCTCCAAAGCGGGAATTGCCTTACCATCTTTATACAGGGTCACTACTTCGTATTTTTCGAAGCCGAACTCCCAGAAAGCCTGTTTGAACACCTGTATAGCGTCAGCAAGTATCTGTTCCTGTGCTGGTAACTCTTCCTGTAAGAAGCAATTGCTATCCATATATTCGTGCCACTCTTTCTCCATAGCAAGGAGAGCCTCGTTCAACACGTCCACATAGAACATATGCGTAAAATCAGACATGTCCTTATGTATTGCATGCTCGTGTACCCACTTACACCGCATGGCAGTTTCCATACCCTTGTGACAGAGCTTTCCGATAGACAGATACGGGCGTTCTACCCTTGGTGTTAAATTCTCGACATAGTTGTACGTCCATTTCTTGGGGCAGCTCATGAATGTCTGCAACTGGGACACGCTTACCATACCCTCTGTGCTTACACCGTCCGGGAATAAACATTTAGTATTCTTTGCCATTCATTTTCCACCTTTCTTCTTTTTGGATTTACCCGCCTTGCTCATAGCAATGGCGATAGCCTGTTTTTCGGGCTTGCCCTCTTTGCGGAGAGTGGCAATGTTACTGGAGATTGTCTTCTGTGATTTACCTTTTTTCAGCGGCATCATATCTCACCAACCTTTCACATGTACCGTCTGTTCCTCTGCTGTTCAGATGCCCCACCACCGTATCGCCCCAGCTATACACCGTTTCAAAATCGGGCGGACAGTTGAAGCACGACACAAAAACTGTACACCGCATTGACAGGTCGCGCACCCACTGCCAAAAAGCGTCATCGTCCCAGCTATCAAAATGGTGTGCCTTAGTCCGCCCGGCGTATGGTGGGTCGCAGTATACCACTGCGCCGTCCGGTATGTCCAGATGTTCATAACTTACATTCACAAGTTTCGGAGTCGCTCGTGCTAACGCATCGACTTTCTTATACACAGACTTGCGTTCTGCAATATACCCGTGTGTGTGTGGTCATCTTTTGAGTTTCGCGCGACACCACCAAACCACTTACCGCCGAAAGATAGTGCTATGCCATACCATGCAGTTAACGGGTCGTTTTCGTCTTGCACCAACCGATAATTCTGATACTCGCGCTCCACAACTTCAGAATCCGTGGGTAACCAATCTACACCGTCCTTTATACATTTATCCCACAGCAACATTAACGGTTTATTAATGTCGTTAAGAATAACAGACTTCGGATGCAATTCGTCAATTACACGACATGCAGACCACATTCCACCACAGAACGGCTCAACATACATTGTGTTTTCGTTGAAATATGGTCTTAAACATTGTACTATCGCCTTGCTCTGTCTAAACTTACCGCCCATGTATCTCATGCTTTGTATTTCCTTTCGCGCAATTCTTGTTGATGTTGTGTTTGCACACTTCGCATTCTTCGGGATTTCTGTCATCGCTGCATTTGTAATACGGTGCATCACCATACCCGTGTACTGGCGTAACCAAGATGCATTTGCTACAATACAAGCAACCCGGCTCAATGTACTTCATCGGAATCCTCCTTTGTAGGTTTCTTCGCAACACCGTCTACTACAAGATAACTCTTCTTTTCTCCGGGAGAAGCATCTCTCTTCGCTCTCACCAATGCCTTGGCTAAATCGTCAATTATTTGGTGGGTTAACCTATCTCTAAGGTTATCACCGCTTTCGTCAAGCATGGCGAATTTCAGATGCAGTAACTCGTGTACTAAGGTCTTTTCCGGGTCAAACGGCACTATTCTGTCGCCATAATCCTTGGGGTCAAGAATTCGAATAATTGCTGACCTGCTGGTCGCGTCCCACTCTGCCTCACCAGCTACGTTTGCCAGCGTCATGTCGTTAGGGCTGCAATCCACCACCAACTTGATAGTCCACGACTCAAGCCCCAAAACCTCAACCCAATAGTGGAGTAATGATGTATCCATCACATATATCCCTCCTTGTGCAATTTGGATATAACATCTTCAAACATACGTGTATCGTCACAACAAAATCTGCTGTCATCGCTAAGTTCGGTTTCTATTGTTACCATTCTCAACGCTTCGACAGGTCGCATGTTTAGCAAGCCCGTCAACTTTATCCACGCATCACCCTTAACAGTCGGTGCTGTAAAAGCATCGCTGTATCCGTAATGGTGGTTGGATTTTACTGTACCACCGTAAAATGAAACACTGCACCAGTCATGATGGTTTACCCATACGTCAGTGTCTTTCACAGACACCTGGCATGTTGTTATGCCACCCCATTTTACCGAAAACAGGGGTTTAACACCCTTAAGCTCCTTGGGCTTCGATAATTTGTCTTTGCTTGTTGGTGCACGCTCACCGACTACTGTTATCATGGTTCGTCCTTTCATTTGGGGTGTACCGTTTCACTTCCCACCTAAGCATCTTTCTCAACATTCGTTTATCCCTTTTTGTACCAGTGAACGTTACATACCTGCACTTGGCAGTTCTTAATTGACGCTTAGTTAAATCACCTTGGTAATGTCTAGCATGACCCCCGCTTACGCTAGCGGCATCAGTGCGCGGTTTGGTAGTTCCGGTGTACAGAAAGTTGCATGCCCTGTAAATACCACCTGTGTGACCCTGACCGCCTAAATCAGCATAAGAAATAACGCCAAGCCCCCGTGGCAACATCTTCAACGAATGACTCACTAAGTAAGACGTATAGTTGTCGCCGTTGTATTCGGGCAATAAAACCAACCGATTAAGCTCTATCACGCGATGCTTTTCCTGCTTCCCAAACATTCCGACACTTGGAGCGGGCGCTGCGGTTCTGCCATATGTAACCACTCCCACCAATCTATCACAGTCGTACAACCCATACCGATACATTATAGAAGTAGGCATAGTGTGTGCATAATGGACGTTGAGTATAAATGGCTTAACATCGTCATATGAACAAGGCTTCACTTCACATCTTTGCTTTATGCTCAATTACACGTCGTCCTTTCTGCGCCACTTTCCATTTGGCATCTTTTCAATTGCTCCCGTAGCCTCCAATTGCTTTATCTGTCGGCTTACCGTAGAGGGTGATTTACCCGTGGCGTTAACCACGTCTTTCTGCGAAAATTCGCGCTCCCCGAAAGCCTCCAGTATGTACGCCTGTGCGGGGGCTGGCGCGGGGGTGTTGCTAGTTTCGTACTGTCGAGCGGTAACTTGGTATTTCATGGGGTATGTAGTCGATATATCGAATGTTAAGGAAATCGGTGCTTGATTGCCCATAACCTTTGAATGCCGCCTAACCACCACCTCATTCGGTGCAAGCTTCTGATTTCGCCTTACCTGCCAGCCCGCTTCAAGGAACGCGTTAAGGAACTGTGAACCCCACGAATCCTCACGGGCTGTGCTATCGGGGTCGAGGTTTTTCTTGGAATGGTGGGAAATCACAAATGAACACCCGTATTTATCGCGCCATGTCTTGAGTATCATCATCTGGTTAGCGAGGTCAGCCATGTAGTTATCCACACCAGAAGTGGTAGAATATAATGGGTCAATCAATATGACCTTTGGCTCAATCAACTTTATTTGCTCCTCAAGCTCTTTCAAGACTTTTTCGTTGTCAAAGCGAAGCATTCTTGACGGGTGTATGTATATCGGCAAATCCGGAATGCAGGGTATCTGCCACACGTCTTTTCCAAGGTTCGCCGTCACACCCATTTTCTGCTCGGCTATTAACGCCAAACGCTCTGTCAGTCCGCCATGGCTGTCCTCCTGTTGAATTATCATCGCAGCCCCGGTCTTGTTGACTTGCGCCTGTCCCAGAAAGGGTAGTCCGGTACTGATTGACACTGCAAGGTCGAGAAGTATCCATGTCTTGTAGCTTTCCGGTGGTGAAACAAGGAATGTAATGGATTTGTCCGGCAACCAGTCCTGCACCAACCATGACGCACCCTCGCTCCCGTATCCCTTGACATAATCGCGCATTTTCAACAAGTCGAATGTCGAATTTTCCGGGGCTTTCGAAGCGGTCTTTGTGTCATCTTCAAACTCAACGCTTGTGAATTGTCCACCCACAATAGCACATGAGCGCTCGATGGATTTAATAGTCGTGCGCATTTCTCGCATCGGGAGCGGCGGGTCGTTACGTTCGTTCCATTCGGTCAGTAACGCTTCCACTATGTCCGCGTTCAGACCTTTTCGGAAAAAATATCCCGCAAGCCTTGCGCAAGTGTCGTTTCTCCCGCCCTCCGAAACGCCGCGAAGAGCCTCTGTAATCCACCCGTCCCCTTGTGCCTTGGGTTGGCTCTGAATGTCAAGAAGAGCTTTCGGAAATACTCCAGGAAAGCCTGTCTTCACCCATTCGTACAGTCTGCCGTTAGGGTGACGTGTCGGCGGCAACACAATAAATCCACCGTCAGCACGAATATCTGCACCCTCAAATATCCCAACCCTGTTGGCGATTTTCGGCACATCATTAGGGTAGAGATAGAACAGGTGGTATCCACCCGAACCCGTCCGCGAAACCATCTGTGTCGGATATCTGCGAAGCAATTCCTCAATCGGTATCTTGCAGTAACTTTCTATGTCCAATACCACAACACCAGAAATTCTGCCAGTTACCATTCCAACACCCGCGCCCATCAGAGAGGTAAACCAATTCTCTGCCATCTCCTTAGTCGCTTTCACGTGCTGGTACTGTAACCAGTTGGTCATGTAAGGACGCTTTTCAGACGGCTTGACGGGCAAAATTGACCAGCCTTGGTCTATGTATTCATTCGCCTGTTCCAGCACACTGTTCATCGTCATCATTACCTCTCAAGTCCAGCAGTTCATGAGTTTCAACCTTGTAAAGCGCAGCGTACTTCTTCATCGCCTCGTCCGACAGGCTGCGCTGCCCAGATTCGTGACGGCTGATAGTAGTTACATCGTAGCCCGTCAGAATGCTGACTTCCTGCAAGGTTAGCCGCGAACGGTCGCGGTATTCCCTCAGTCTGTTCTTGATTTTTGCTTTGCTCACTGTTAATTCCTCCTTATATTTAGTCCAGCACGTGTACGAACACATGCGTTTTACGTGTCTGCGCGCCTTAACCTTGTATATTGACGCACGTTCACACAGGAACGGCTTGCCACAATAGGCGCATGTCCTCGCCAATTCTTTCATGCGTTACCGCCTCCATTACCATTATACCACAGCAATATGCCTCTTGTCAAGTCCTTTACCTTTTAATGTAGCCATAATCGATGTTGCCGGATTTCACATCGGCAATCAAGTCGTGCTTGTTTGCCAACGTGCTGTAAATCAGTTCATCGATTGTGCTTTCACACAGTAAATAGTTAAACAACACCTTGTGGTTCTGCCCCGGTCTGCGAAGTCGGGCTTTCGATTGTTCGTAGAGAGCCAATGAATGCGGCAAGCTGTAATAGACACATACCCTTGCACAGGTCATGTCTATACCCTCTGCTCCAGCTTGTATTTGAACTGCAAGAACACCGCCCTTGGCTTTCTTCCAATCCTCGAATGTATTGGCGTTTCCAGACAACTCATACGCCTCCACACCTAAACTTTTGCATACTCCATACACAGATTTGATGTCGTGCTTAAACACGCAAAACACCACTATCTTTTCTTCCTTGCTGAAATCCTGCAAGAAATCCTTAAGTGCATCTGCCTTGACACTGTTTAATTCCACCTCGTTGGGTTCATCGTTCGGTGCATCTTGAGCCATACAAAATCCAGAAGTGATTTGCTGCAGCCGTAACACCTTAGCCAACACGTTGTTTAGCACCACGTATTTACCGCTCTGACATTCTGCAATAAACTCTTTGTTCAAGGCTTTGCAGGTCGCGTAATCCTTTGTGGATAACGGCAGCTTGACAATGTTTGGCGGCAATTCTTCGGGGAGTTTCAAGCGGTCTTGGATATCCTGCATTTTGCATGTATATGCTATCGAGCGGAATTTGCTGTTGAGTTCCTGCGTGTTCTTACACCCGATTACAAAGGGTGGGTTTGTGTAGCTCATTATCGCATATTTGCTAAGAAATACCCCGTGATTAGTGCCGAATATTGACGGGTCAAGAAATCTGTACTGTCCATATACATCAAGCGGGCTGTTCGCCATAGGTGTTCCGGAGAGGCATAGCTTATACGGAACACTTTTACCAAGTAAAGCAAGGTATTTGCTTACCTTTGACCCAGCCGCTTTAATTCGGTGGCTCTCGTCAAGTATTACCATATCGAAATGCAACTGCCGAAGTAAATCGCCCAACGGGTCACGCCACACAGTATCATAGTTAACGACTATGACTATTTTAGCCATGTCTGCCCCAACCTTGACGAATTCATATATGTCTTTAGCTTTGTCAACCACTTTGCCCTTTCTTCCGTCCCATATCCATATGTTTGTGTTGTCCGGGTAGAACTTTTCAATATTAGTCCGCCATACCGGAATTACCGCTTTGGGGCAGACCACTAAAGTGCGCCGCACATCGCTGCGGTTAAGCATCACATCAATAGCCACACGCGTTTTTCCCGTGCCCATGTCCATGTCAAGCATGGTCGATGGGTGTTGCATGGCGAATTGATATGCCTCTTCTTGGTTTTGCCAGCGTTCAGCCATTTGTACCACCTCCGTATCGCTTGTATGTGTGTATGTTTTCAACACACCTATCGTCCACCGCCAGCCACAGGCTGTAGTCTATGCGTACTAGAGCGTACCGGAGATGCTATGCCAACGTAGACTTAGGCATCTTGAATTTAGCCGCTACCTCCCGCATAGTCATATTGCTGTTTATAAACACCTGCGCCTCTTCAAGGATTTCTTCAACGGTGTATTTCCTATGCTTGCCATGCTTTCTCATGACTTTACCCCCTTAGGAAACAACTGTTGCTGGATTTGTTCAGCTATCACCCGCATATCCGGGTGTGCTGCCGGGTCTAACCGCAATTCCAAGAAATCACGCCACCGCTCAATAGTCATAGTCATGTAAAGCTTGGTTGCGAGGCACGTGGGCAACACGGCTCTCGCTATCTGTGGTGAAGCCCCGTCTTTCAGCATAGCCTTATATCGGGTTTCAGCATCGAATATAGAAGCATTTACACGCCTCCAGTTATTGGAATCACTGATACATTGCACTGACGGCATGATGTATCCGATGTTACCATCTTTATTGGCTTTACAATACCTTGTAGATTGTTGTGAAAAGCTTGCCGTCCGATGCCGGACTAACTCATGAGATACACCCCTGTCACAGGTGATGAAAAATGTGGCTGTGGTGTGTCGTTCACGCGCCCATTTCGGTAATTCATTACAACTGATGACTGCCGCTTTGCGGGTTTTATCCATGCTTCGGTGATGCCATGTAGACTTTCTCCATATACCAGTGTCGAATAGCGGTGAACACATATTTGATGCGTCCATCGCGTCCAACACGCATGGTGGTATCTCTCCGAAGACCGTGGATAAACCATCAAACATGTTAACCCAAGCCCTAACGTTGCCGGACACAAAATGTCGCCTGTGATTTTTAAACGTGTCGAAGCGTATGTAAGCGGGTAGACCTGTCATTTCCTCGTAACTCTGCGCTGAAAGTCGAATAGATGAATACGTCAGCGCGGACACCTCAAGTATAACATTTGCATGTTCAAACGCGCTAGTGTGTCCGCTCTTCTTCAGCTTTTCGCAGAATTTTCTAGCACTGCCCGGCTCTATTCTGTCCTGCGAGTCGTAGCAAATTCTCCCACACAATTCAATCAATTCTTCGGGTCGGTTTTCATACCCGGTTACCAGCTGTGCACTTGGCTGTACCGCTATCATTTGTTGTTCCTCCGTTTCTTATTCGGTTTCTTATTCGTCAAGAATACGCCTTTGAATGACCACACCATAACTATGCAGACTAACCCACATAACAGGTCTATGCCATTTATTGAATAACCCCAACCATTCAACGCCGAAATTGCGCTGCGGATAAACAATCCACATATAAACGCAACTATGTATGCTAACGCTCTCATTTCCGCGTCCACCTCGCTTTCTTCTTGATTTTCCTACGGTCTTCACCGTCCGTGACTTTCTTATCCACATATTTGCCACTATCAAAGCACAAGTACTCGCTACGAAATACTCCGGGTATACATTCATCAGCGTGTATGCACTTATCAGCTTTTGGGCATGGATTTGTTTTCCGCTTCACTAGTTACCTCCTCAATCATCATGACACATGATGTCACCAGAATTGAAATCACATTCATCGTAATGCATACATACATCACAATCGCCGTAATACCCACAATCCTCACAATTGTGGTTGCAACCCTCGTTAACCTCAATGGAGCATTTAAAACTTTCAGCCATCTGCCCCGCCTCCATTCATCTTTGCGCCACAACCGGGACAATACTTTGATTTAGTGCCACACCAATATCCGCATCTATCACACGCCATAAACCCACTAACATTTCCGACTGTTCTCCAAGTGCTTTGCGCCCTTGATGTAGAGTTAGCGGGTACGTTCTCTTTAAGCAATTTTGCTTGGTTGTTCACTCGCTCCGCAAGGTCTGTGATGTTGCGTTCACACATACGGACATATTTTACAAGCTCTTCTTTCGTCCAGCTTTTCATGGTGCTGTCCGTGTACACCTGCTGTCCGTTCGGTAGATACTTCACTTGTCAACCCTCCTTGTTTTATATTCACCCGCTGAAAACCCCTTGCAACTCTGGTTTGGTGATACCCACTTGTGTAAATAAACACACCGCCATTGGAATTCATCGTTGCATCGGGATTTATTGCAATACTTACAACATTTACAACACGGTTTGTCCACCATCACCCCTCCTTTCCTTGTGTAAAACATGTCACGCATACCTGTGCACCGAGATTAGTCAGCCGCACTACCTTTTTAGGAGAAGATTTATCGACTACTATGAGCTTCTTCTCCTTAAGCGTAGCGATTGTAGCTCCTGCCGATACTGCCGACATCTCACTGCTCACATACTGCGTTATATCTGCTGTGGGGCTAGCACCGGATTTGGGGTCGAGGGTGCTAAATATTGCATGCATAATAGCAAGCTGTCCAGATGTTAGTCGAACCAGTTCTTCACCGAACATGCCCTCAAAGGCGTTTCCTTTGACTTTCTTTGGGGTATTCTCATGGGGTGGGGCTTGTATACCTCCTGCGCTCTCCTGTGCAAGGGAAGTACCGTCCCGCTCACAGGAGATACATTCTTCGGTTTCAGCTGCAGCTGAAGCGCGTAACTGGTCACTCTCTTTCTGCAACCTAGATATTAACAGGTTTAACGCAGAACAACCTTTACTGTCCGCTTCAATTAGCACCTCCCGCAACTGCTGGTCGTTCCAGTTATCCGCGATTTCCCGTAAGTCCGCCTCCAGTCGACTAGCAAAATCACGCGCTTCTGCAACTGTAGTAAGTTGCTGGATTGCCGTGTTGCCCTTGCATACCCTCACCAATTCGGGCTTCGTAAAGATTATAACGTCCTTGCTGTCCTGCCGGGAGTACCCCGCCATGCCCTGTTCGGGCTTGTCCTTTGACGCATCGCGCAGCCAATTCCTCCCGCAGGAATCTATCAACACTCCGCGCTTGTTTTCCAGAATGGAGATTACCTCTCCACCCATGCTTGTTACTATCATTCATTTTCCTCCTATTCAGATGCACCGAGGCAGACGAAGCATTCTAACACCGCCCCACCCTTGAGAGTTCCGATGATGTATCCATTGGGGTTGCTCATTGAAACCGGATTCCACTTGAAATTGCCCCCGTCACGAAGAACCTGTGCTACCTTTTCGGTTGCTTGCCTTAATGCACTGGCAAGATTTTCTGCAGACACCTCTTCAACTGCCGGAAAGGTGATGTGTTCAAGCGTAACTTCACCTCCGCTATTGCCGATTGTGAGTGTTGTTTCAACTTTGTATTTCTTCATGTTAACCCTCCTACCGTACCTCGTGTGGTGCTCCATAACTATTATACCACACGAGGTTTACTTCTGTCAAGTCGTTTATTGCTTCTTCGTTTGTCAGCGTACCGCCTGTATTGCCGGGAGTATTGCGTTCATCAGAGCCGGGTGGAACGAAACCATCATGAATTTACCCTCGTTGCGAGTTTCGCTCTTGCTTGCGACTGGCTTGTGAGTAATGAAATCTGTGTATGCGTTTATCAATCCCCAGCCCGTCCCACGGAAATTGCCGTTGTCATCAGCGTTGTATGCGCTCTTGAACTTCGCCCGTGCGTCTTCCAGCTGATGAAGCTTAAACGGGTTCATACTTTCGCGGTCAACTATCGGAAACATCTGGTCGAGCACCTTGTCCACCTGCGCGGGTGTGAGCTTTATTCCCACGTACTGTTCCGCCATTGTATTCAGTTCCTGCATATAGTCGGCGCTAAGCTTTAACACGTCCCTTGCCTCCTGCAATTTGGCTTCGGCGTTACCAACATGCCGTATTGACACCGTATTTTGCGCGTCCTTGAACGCGAAGTTAAACTGGTTCTGGCACACCAACCGAAGTGGGCAGATTGCCGCAGTAATCTTTATCTTTCCAGAGAAACCATTTCGGAAAATCACATGCGGTGTGAATTCGTCCCCAAGGATATTCACGCTTGGCAGCTTGCCGATGATGTAAACCATGCCGTTTTCGGTTTCCCCAGCTTTTTCAAAGCTAAGTTCATCGCCCATATAGTCCACGAATTCAAACGCTTCACGGTTCTGTACCAACTGGAATTTGTCCGATACTACGTCATAAATCTTGCCGTTGCTGTTTACCGTCACAAAACGGTTCGGTACTTCAATGAAGTAATCGCCGCCCCCGGTCACAGATGTGAAGACGGGTCTCTTCGTTACCTCGTAGTCAAGACCCGAAGCGCGGAGCACCTGCTCCATGCTCTTGCACTCCTGCACGTCCTTACCGATTGCATGCCATGTTGTAGTTCTGTCGATGAAAATCTGTTCACTCATTGTTGTTTCCTCCCAGTTCCTCGATGTACTCGGTTTCGTAGATGCTCGTAATCGTTGCCATCACGTGCAGCAGAGTGCCGCACACCTTGTGCTCTCCGATTGTGAAGTAGGCTTCGTACTGGTTGTTGCCAGTCCGGTAGACCTCAATCACCTCGTCCACAGAACCCAGCTCTTCGTCACCGTAAGCCTTGTAAGTTGCCTCAAGTTCTCTCATTGTAGTGCCTCCTCCAGTTTCGGCGCAATGTAGATTTTAGCGCCCATCTTCTTCAGTGCTTTTACCTCGTCCTCCGAAGCCCCGGTGTACGCCGGAATTGTCCCAAGTTCGCTTTGAGCATACGCCCACATTTCCTGCTCCGTGCCCTCAACCAGCATAAACGTGCTAAACCCGTTAACTGTGGGTTTAAGCAACCAAATTCTTCTGTACATCTTGTCCTCCTTAGTCAACAGCCTCAATGGTGATGTCATACGAACGCCCACGCAGGTTGTCCATCGCGAAAAGGTAAGCTGCGAGGTGGGTTTCGAAATCCCCCTCCAGCACCTCGCCGTCCCCGTAAGTAATTCTGTAGCGTGTCATTGTCTTTCCACCTTTCCCGGAAAGGGCATCAATAGATGCCCAGTTCCGATATAACCATCTTGCCGAGGTCTGTCAGCTTGAAGCTTGTTGCCGTCCTGCCGTTCACTTTCTGGCGGCATCTAACGCCCAACTTCTTTTCGCAGAGGGTCGAAATCATCGCGCCAACCGTCATCGGCTTGTTGAAGAACTGCCCGCCGATTTCATCGCAAAGGCAGTCAACCCAGATTTCGCTGTCCTTTCCGTCTGTCCAGAAGTTGCTGTCCGGGAGATGCCAAAGGAAATCCACCTGCTTCGCCGTGAGTGTCACGCCATATTTGCTCTCGTGTGCGATGTCCTTGGATTTGCGCGGCTTGCTCGGTTTCTTCACCTTGGTGGGTTCAACAGGCTTGTCGGTCATCTCGGCTGTGATGATATCGATTTCGTCCTGTTCCATGTCCTGCCTCTTCGCTGCCGTGACCATCTCTGTGAATTCAGCCGCTGCCTCTTCGTATGCCGCCTTGCCAATGCGGGTCTTCTTGCCGTTCTCGGTCTTGTAATATCTGCCGTTGCTCTCGTTGTACTTGATGCCGTTGAGTTCGAATTCGATTAAAGTTGTCATTGTTATTTCCTCCGTTAATATGTCGTTCTGGGTCATTCAACCCCCTATAAAAATTATACCACAGCAAGTACCCTTTTGTCAATTAGCAAGTTGCACAAAGTTTAAACCTTATCGAATGCCGTTTTTGTGCACATTGCACAATGCATTAGCAGATTACACAATCAGACAACCCGTAGAGGGTATACGTGTTATGCAGATTGTACAATGCTTGTGAAAACACTGTTACAGTCCGTGACATTAGTTTCATGCCAGCAATGCTGTGGTGCAATTGCGTCAATACAAATCAGAATACAAATCAATGCAACTGTCAAATGACACCGATTGCCCGCTTCTTTTTTCTAAAAGAATTGTGGACTACACTTGTCAATTGTAGTCGTTTGTATTCTGCGTTTTGCTGTCATTTGTATTGTATTGTATTCCTCCTAAAAGGAGGATACAATACAATACAAATGCAACGCCTGCAGTGCAACAATACAAATGTGCAGGCAAATAGACTACTTGACAAATACACACGCCGTATGGTATAATACTCGTAGAGAAGAAGTAACTGTACCCATGCGAATGATAAGAGGTGACTATATTGGCGTACATAGATTTCCCCAGCGGTCAGAAAGGCAAGGAAGACCGCAAAGCTTTCTGGCTATCTCCAGACGGCATCACCCTAATTAGCCAATGGCGCAGGGAGGGTATACCCTTTGAAGAGGTTGCCGCAAAGTATGTCGGCGTTACTTCAAAGACTTTGTGGCGGTGGACTAAGGAAAGCGATGAACTTGCAACTGCGTTGCAAATATCAAAAGACGTAACCAACGGCAAGGTGGAGCAGGCTTTACTGAAAAGGGCTTTAGGCTATGAATATGACGAGGTAACCAAAGAGCTGGTCGAGGGTGAAATGCGGACTACCAAGGTTATAAGAAAGCACGTTTCACCCGATGTCAAAGCCTGTCTTAGCTGGCTATTCTCCCGTAGACCCGATAGGTGGAGAGCTATTCAAGACCCCATCGATACCGATGCAGAAGCTATCAGCATGGCTAAGCGCATGATGGTGACGATTAAGAATGCCGCAGAAGAAGCCCCTCCTGTGGCTTCCGTTGCACAGGAGAGCACTGATCCCCACAAGAATACGGGTGACGATTAATACCCAACGAAGCGCAAGAGAAACGCCACGGAGAACACCGTACGGAACTTTACTTAGGTAAAGTGTTACTTTAGTATACTAAAGCGGAGGAGGCGACACAATGGACACTTCAATACAAATCAGCCCCAAGCAGGCTGAATACATCAAAAATGCAAATAGCCGCTGGAATATCAAGATTGGGGCTACGCAGTGTGGCAAAACCTTTATCGATGTCCAGTACGTGATTCCGCACAGGATTATAGAAAGAGTGGGCAAAAAGGGTCTGAACGTTATACTCGGCGTGTCTAAAGAAACTATCGAGCGAAATGTGCTTGAACCTATGCGGGATATCTGGGGCGAGAAATTGATTTCGCCCATCAACTCCCGAAATTTCGCGACTATTATGGGTGAAAAGGTGTATTGCCTTGGTGCGGAAAAGGTCACGCAGGTGTCTAAAATCCGTGGTGCAAAATTCAAATATGTCTATGTTGACGAGATTGTTGACATGAACAAAGACGTATTTCAGCTTCTGAAATCACGTCTATCGCTGCCTTATTCGGTGTGTGACGCGTCCGGAAACCCATCTTACCCCACGCATTTTATCAAGAAATTTATTGACAGCAAGGATAAGGGTGTTGACATTTATTGTCAGCAGTGGACGCTCTATGATAACCCATTTCTTGACCCCAGCTATGTCCACGCACTAGAAGCTGAATACGCGGGTACGGTGTTTTTCGATAGATATGTTCTCGGCAAATGGACGCAGGCAGAGGGGCTTGTTTACCCCATGTTCCTTGAAGCCCTCGGAGAGGCTTCTCTTGACTTCGGAGAAGTACCTGCCGAACGATACGTCCTTTCCATCGACTATGGCACACAGAATGCTTTCGCGGCTCTTCTCTGGGCTAAGAGAGGCATGACGTGGTACGCCGTCAAGGAATATTACTACTCCGGCAGGGACGAGGGGCGCATGAAAACCGATGAAGACTATTTGCAGGACATGGAAGCATTTGTCGAATCTACATCTCACACACCCATATTGACGATTGTAGACCCATCTGCAGCGTCATTTATAGCCGCTCTTCGTAGAAGTGGTAAATTCAGCGTTCGTCAAGCGGATAACAACGTAATGGACGGTATTCGGGATACTGCGGTATGCATGAAAAAAGGCAAGATTAAAGTATCCCCCACGCTAACGAACTGGCGCAAGGAAGTTGAGGGTTATATCTGGGACAGTGACGAAGACGAAGAAGACCGCCCTATAAAGGTGAACGACCATTTAATGGATTCGATGCGGTATTTCGTACGAACCATGCGGTTGGCGAAGAAAGACGGCGGCAGTTATAAGTCGCCTTTCGGCGGCTGAAAGGAGTATTATGCTTTTAACATTTCAAGACTTCGAAGAATACAAGAAGCGCGGCGATGTGACCGGGTTTATTCGCGTAGCTATACAGGAGCATCGTGCAAGCCCCATGTTTGCGGACGCAATAACAGCCGATGCTTATGACCACCAGCGAAACGTGACTATCAACGAGTATGTGCAGAAAATCTTCACCATAGCGGGTGAGCCTATTGAGGACTTTACCGCTTCAAATAATAAAATCGCTAGCAACTTCTTCCACAGACTGAACACACAGAGGTGCACGTACTCTCTGGGTAACGGCGTGTCTTTCCAGAATGAAAGCGTGAAAGAAAAACTCGGCACGGATTTCGATACCAAGCTTTGGGACTTGGGGTATAAAGCGCTCATTCACGGCGTGTCCTTTGGCTTTTGGAATGTCGATAAACTGTATGTGTTCCCGCTGACGGAGTTTGTGCCTCTCTGGGACGAATATGACGGGACGCTCAAGGCGGGTATTCGATACTGGAGGCTTGCACCGGATAAACCCACGACTGCCATTCTTTACGAGATTGATGGTTACACAAGATATAAATCAATCAGCGATGAAAGTCTGGCATTCAAGGTGGAGCAGGAGCAGAAACCCTATAAAACCAAGATTGCATATACCGAAGCTGGCGGGTCTGAAGTAGTAGGCGTGGAGAATTATTCTTCGCTCCCGATAATTCCTTTGTGGGGTAGTAAACTGCACCAGTCAACCCTTATAGGCATGCGTGAGGCAATCGACAGCTATGACCTTATCCGCAGCGGCTTCGCAAATGACCTCACTGACTGCAGCCAGATATACTGGATTGTGTCGAATTGTGGCGCTATGGAGGACGCTGACCTTGCGAGATTTCGTGACCGTCTGAAGATAAACCATGTTGCTAGTGCTGACGAGGGTGAGGTAAACCCTTACACACAGGAAATACCCTATGCGGCTAGAAAACAGTACCTCGATGACATTCGGGCGGGTATATATGAAGACTTCGGCGGACTTGACGTGCACACTATAGCCGCAGGTGCGACAAATGACCACATTGATGCAGCATACCAGCCGCTTGACGAAAACGCCGATGACTTTGAGTATAACGTCATCGAATTTATACGGCAAGTATTAGCTCTGATGGGCGTTGACGCGATGCCGATTTTCAAGCGCAACCGCATCTCAAATCAGAAAGAGCAGACCGAAATGGTACTGCAGGCGGCGCAGTACCTTGACGAGGAAACCGTCATCAGTAAGTTGCCGTTTATCACGCCCGATGAAATCAAGGCTATCCTCCGCAAAAAGGACGCAGAAGACGTTGACCGTATGACACGCGGAGAACCCACGGAAAGCCCCGAAGAGCCACAGGAGCAGATACCCGCACAAGAGGGCGTGGAGGGCGAAGAAGTGTAACGGAAAGCAAGAGAAACGCCTTTCTGGGGGTGAGAACGAATGGACATCAACGCGCAAAACGACAAGGAAGTGGAGAAGCTTGAAAAAAAGCTTCGTGCGGTGTATTTGCAAGCGCAGATGGACACGCAAGCCAAGATGGAGGACTACCTGCGGGGGTTTGCAACTAAAGATGCAATCAAACGGGAGCAGGTGCAGCAAGGTAAAATTACACAGGCAGAGTATACACAGTGGCGTATCGGTCAGATTGCAGTCGGTAAACAGTGGCGCGACAAAGTTGACGCGCTGGCTGAAGATTATTCAAACGCCAATCAAATCGCCATGGGTATGGTGCGTAAAGACATGGCGGGTACTTTTGCAACCAACCACAATTACGCCGCATACCAGCTTGAACATGACACAATGCTTGACTTAAGCTTTACTCTATATGACGAAAATACACTTGTAAATCTTGTCAAGAATAACCCAGATATGTTGCCTCTGCCGTCCGTGGACATTCCGAAAGACCAAAGGTGGAACAGGCAGAAGATAAACTCTGTCATAACACAGGCGGTACTGCAAGGCGACAGCATTCCGAAAATCGCTCAAAGCTTGCAGAGAGTAACGGACATGAACCACACAGCAGCCGTGCGGAATGCCCGAACATCAATGACGGCAGCGCAGAACGCTGGGCGAGTGGAAAGCTACAAACATGCTCAAGATATGGGTATTGAAATGGAACAGGAGTGGCTGGCTACTCTTGATAGCCGTACACGCCACTCACACAGGAAGATGGACGGTGAAAGAATTCCTGTGGCTAAAGATAAATGGCATCCCGCAAAATTCTCCAATGGCTGTCGGTATCCGGGTGACCCGCAAGCCCCGGCATCTGAAATCTACAACTGTCGGTGTACATTGGTGGCAGCGGTAAAGGGCATAGACCAGTCGGACGCTCCGCGAAATTCGAAGCTTGGCGGTATGAGCTATGAAGAGTGGAAAGCCGGACACAAGGTTACACCGCCACAGACCATTGCGCCCACACCTCCTGCGCCCGCTCCTGTGTACATGCAAGGTATCCGCAGAACTCTTGGCGATGACTACGCCAACGCCATGGAAACCCTGCTCAACTTTACTGAAGAGCCGGACGTACAAGACCTGTACCACAAGTATGGCGATAGACTTGATGTTGTGGACGAAAAGGGGTCTAAGGGTGCATACTTCCTCCCCGCAGATGAGAAAGTGCATATGAATGCCGAAGCAGTCGCCAACGGCAATAGTTATGAAACACCATACCAAACAGCTTTTCACGAGTTTGGACACAATATTGACTGGCTTGCTGGTCACGATGCTGGTGGTACTTACATCTCTGTTGATTATGAGAATGGTAAGCTTGGTAAGACCATTAAATCTGATTGGGCGCAATTCAAGCTGGACATGTTTAAAAATCACCCGTATAGTTTTATGCGTGGCAACACGCCTGCGGAGCAGACAGATGATTTCTGCAGGACGCTTGAATTTACCGATAGGTTTCTCAAAGGGAAAGATGCTGGAAAGTACATCGAGTTAGCTTCGAAATTACGGAGAGGTGACATAACCGCACAAGAAATATTAAGCGATTCTAAGGTTGCACGTGATGTCCTTAATCATGTGACAGTATATGGTCGTAGCCCCGATGAAACTGTTATCTCCATGCTCAAAAGTGAGGGCATGAAACTGTCTGAATGTGGCAATATTTCTGACACTATCGAATTCTGTACACGAAAGGGTTATCCTCTCGGTATTGGACACGGCGCTAAATACTGGGGTACAAATAAAGGTTCGGGCGCTAAGGAGTTTTTCGCAGAAACCCTCGACAGCAAGGTCGCGAACCCGAATTCGCTTGCGCAAATGCGGCGTGTATTTCCCAACGCGGTTGGCGTGGTTGAAGAGATTGTCGCAAAGGAGGTGGGCAGATGACACGAGAAGAAGCAATTGAAGCGTACACCGAGAAATTCGGTGGATTCCCGTACTTCTTAACCATGGGTGTTTCAGACGAGGTGCTTGTTCATGAAGTTGAAAAAGCGTTGAAATCCGGTAAAGAGATAGAACCCGAAGAGGGTAGAATATACTAATCGCAGAAGAGGCGCTTCTCTTGCGTTCCGTTGGCATATTGCATCGCAGGGGTGTACAAGGACGTGTACACCCGTTCACGTGCAAGGAAAAGCCACGGAAACGCCAAAGAACGCATTCCCGAATTAGAGGTGACATTGATGGCTGACTTCGACATTGAAGACCACACCGATGAAGTACTTGACGGGATTTCACAGGCTAAAGCGAGGGCATTAGAAAAGATAGGCTTAGCCGCCGAGGGATATGCAAAGCGGTTATGCCCTGTGGACACGGGTAGGTTGCGCAACAGCATTACCCACACCACTGATGACGAGGCTGCTTACATCGGCACGAATGTGGACTATGCCGTGTACGTTGAAATGGGGACGGTCAACACACCCGCGCAGCCGTATCTGAAACCTGCAGCCGAAGACCACATGGAAAAGTACCGAAGCATACTGAAAAGCGAATTGCAAGGCGGCGAATAACCTGTCAAATGAACAGCCGGACGGCTGACAATACAAACAGTTGCAATTGTCAAAGGGTCAACCACCGAAAAGTCGCTTCGGAGTTGACCTTAACGCTTATTTGTAGCAATACAAATCGACTACAAATGTCAATTTCGCGGCTGTTAGTTTGTCATTTGTATTGTATTGCACACCCCTTTAGGGGTGCAATACAATACAAATGAAAAACAGCTGACAATGAAAACGGTACAATAAATCCCTTGACAAATGCATGCGGCACATGGTATAATAGTAGTAACGAAGAAGAATCTGAACGGCAGAGAAAGCCGCCGAGAGAAAGGAAGATTACAATGGCGTTAACCAAGGCATTTCTCAAAGAAGTGCTTAGCAAGGCTGGCGTAAGCCCCGAAAACATAACAGAAGCAATCGACAGCATTATTGACGGACACGTGACCTCAATAAATGCGCTGCGGGAAGAAATTGCGACTTACAAAGCCGATGCAGAAAAGCTTCCGAACGTCCAGAAAGAGTTGGACGCTTTGAGAGCAACAACCAATGACGAATGGGAAGCCAAGTACACAGCGGAACATGAAGCATTTGAGCAGTTCAAAGCCAGTGTGGCGGCTGAAAAGGAGCTTTCGACAAAGAAAGCACTGTACACAGACTTGCTGAAAGGACAGCATGTTGATGAAAAGCGGCTGGAGGCAATACTCAGAGTTACTGATTTCAGCGGCATGACTGTTAAGGACGGTAAACTCGTAGACGCAGACAAACTTGCCGAAGCAATCAAAAGTGATTGGGCGGGTTTCATCGTTTCTGACCAGACCAGCGGCGCACACGTGGACACACCGCCTAACACCAGTACTGCTATGACGAAAGCGGACTTCGAAAAGATGCCGCTGTCAAAGCAGATGGAATACGCCAATGCTCATGCTGACACTGTGGCGGCACTGTACAAAGAATAGGAGTAAATTATGGGTGTATTTAATTCCAAGATTTTCAATTCCGAGGTATTCGGCAGATACCTTGAAACCGTTCCTCGCGTAAAGCAGAATGCTTTCATCAAGGCGGGTATCCTGCGCAGCAGGGCTGACCTCAAAACCATGCTTACAGAGCAGACAGGCGGCAATTTCATCAGCGTACCGATGACGGGTCTTATCGGCGGTGACGCGCTGAACTATGACGGCAACACCGACATCACCGCAACCACGCTGGAAACATTTATGCAGTCTATGGTTGTCGTGGGTCGTGCTAAGGCGTGGGAGGAGAAAGACTTCTCCAAGGACATCACCGGACATGATTTCATGGAAGAGATTGCAACGCAGGTTGCAAATTACTGGGACGATGTAGACCAGTCTACAATTCTTGCAACACTCAAGGGCATTTTCGGCGTTACAGCTAATGGCTTCAACACCAAGCACACTTTCGACATTACCGGAAAAGAGGGTGATGCGGCAAAGGTAGGCGCAACCACGCTGAACTCCGCAATCCAGCAGGCTGTAGGCGACAACAAGAACATGTTTACCCTCGCAATTATGCACTCCGAGGTTGCAACAAACCTTGAGAACCTGCAGGTGCTTGAGTATCTGAAGCAGACAGACGCTAACGGCATTCAGAGATCTACGGGTCTGGCGACATGGAACGGTAGAACTGTTCTTATTGATGACGAAGTACCTACCGAGGTAGTTGGCGAAAACGAATCCGCATACACCGCATACACCACCTACATTCTCGGTCAGAATGCATTCGACTACTGCGACTGTGGCGCGGCTGTTCCTAACGAAACCCACCGTGACCCCAAGAGCGCGGGCGGTAAGGAGTGGCTGATTACTCGTCAGCGTAAGATTTACGCCCCTAAGGGTTTCAGCTTCGTACAGCCTACAGTTCCGATTGTATCTCCCACAAACGAACAGCTTGCAACAGCTGCGCGTTGGACTGTAATCAAGGACAGCGCGGGTACTGGGTTCTTCGACAACAAGGCGATACCCTTTGCGCGTATCATCAGTAAGGGTTAATCGCTAACACACGGAAAGGGCGGTGAGAAAGATGCTTGAAGAGATGTGTAGAGAGTGTAGAAATTGGTTTACTCCCAAAGGGGGTAAGCATTATGGAACATTTACCATCAAAGACGGCACAATTTCACCGCTCAATTTCGTATACAACAACCAGTATTTCCGAATAGCGGGGAGTTGTTTCAATGACGGCGTTCACCAGAACGCTTCGTCCGTACTCACCTCCTTGACGGACGAGGTATTTGACGGTCAGATATGGGTGATGAACGTTCCTCCGGCGTTCATTGCTCTGTCTGACGAAATCAAAGAATACCGTAAGAAGTATGAAAGTGACATGTCCCCTTATAATTCGGAATCTTTCGGCGGGTATAGTTATTCGAAAGCGACAGACAAGGACGGTTTACCGCTTTCATGGCAAAAAGTGTTCGCTAATAAATTAAACATGTGGAGGAAGATTTGATGTCGCTGTTATCTGAAGCCATGACCGGCTGCGTTTTTCTGAACAAAAGCAAAGTACCGGACGGCGAGGGTGGTTATATCGTCAAGTGGACGGAGGGTGCACAGTTCGAAGCAGCGATAGTGTTTGACAGCTCTATGGAAGCTCGTGTAGCGGAGAAATCCGGTGTGACATCGCTGTATACCGTGTCTGTGCCGAAAGGTACACCCATGGAGTATCACGATGTGTTTAAGCGACTTTCTGACGGTAAGGTATTTCGTGCCACATCGGACAGCGATGACAAGAAAACACCCCAAACGGCATCTTTTCAGATTTCTCAATTTACGGCTGAGGAATTTGAATTATCAGCGCAGACATGAGGTGACGCGGTATGACTAAAGCAGCGGCGTTACATAAATTTTTCAGTGGGTTCGGACTTACAGCGTATGAGGAGAATTCAGTTCCCGATGACGCTGTTTTTCCATATCTTACCTACAGTTTAACTACGGACAGTTTTTCCGATTACCCATCAACAATTACAGTTTCGCTATGGTATCGTTCCACAAGTTGGACGGTGGCTAACGCAAAATGCGAAGAGATTTCAGCTGGTATTGGGTACGGTGGCAAGCTTGTTAGTTGTGATGGTGGTCGGATATGGATAAAAAGGGGTCAACCTTTTGCTAACTCAATGGGTGATACCAGTGATGACCAGATTAAAAGAAAGGTAATAAACATCACCGTTGACTATTTGACATTAAACTAAAGAAAGGGCGATAAAATGAGCAAGTTTACTGTTATCCCTGAGGATACATTCGATGACCTGCAGCTTGACGCAGGTGTACTTCTGAAGACATTTGACCCGGACACTGCGGACGCTCCGGCTGACGAGGACATCATCTGTGCCACGACTGGCGGTATAAACGCTTCTTGTGTACCGACATACTCGGACATGGGCGAGGACATCGATAATTGCCCCAACAACATGATGGAGTTAAAGCATCTCGATGGTTGGGAGTGTAAGATGTCTTTCACCGCACTTGGTACATCTCCGGCAGCGATTAAATTATCGCTTGGTGCAGCGGACATTGACAGTTTAAACACAAGCAAGATAACACCTCGTAAAGACCTCAAACAATCAGATTTCTCTGACATTTGGTGGGTGGGTGACAAGGCTGACGGCGGTATGGTCGCAATCCAGCTTAAAAATGCACTCTCTACGGGTGGCTTCTCTCTGCAGACTTCGAAGAATGGTAAGGGGCAGATTTCGTGTGAACTGACTGGGCATGTATCCATCAACGCTCAGACCGAGATGCCTATGGTTTTCTATTCGACTAACGCAGAAAGCTCTGTAAGTACCGCAAGCGTCACGAATGAACAGACCACTGACACTGAAAATACTTAATGGTTAACCAAGGAGGAGCAATATGAAACTTTCGGAGTTCGCGACAGACCGCGCGGTTGACGTATTGTGTGAAATCAGTGTGTACATCACTCACATTGTGACGGACAATGAGTTAATGGACGAACTGAAGAAAAAGCTGGAGTTAACAGGCGAGGAGAGCAGAATTGAAATCATGACAGTAGCCATGGAGAAAATTTCAAAGCTTGTTCCCCTCGTTCTGAAGAAACACAAGTCGGACATCTTCGGTATTCTTGCGGTAATTCACGATGTTACTGTAGATGATGTGTCTAAACAGAGCATTGTGAAGACCATGGAGCAGATTCGCGACATGGTAAAGGACAAAGAGCTTGTTGATTTTTTCAAGTCGTGTGTGTCGGGGGAGAAAGAGTAACTTCCGCTTTACTGAACACACCACGAAGAATGAGTGCGAGGGGGCTGATTTCTGCATTGCCGATTATGGTTAAACGGCAGAGCGAGGAGTCAGCCTTTCGTGATTACACGGCTTTATGCTTGTACAACATCGGTCAATGCGTGGCTAAGATGGGCGGGGGCGAGTATGTTACTGTGAAGTTTCATGACCTCATGAACCCAAAACCCGAAGACAAGCGGACAAGCAAGGAAGTAATAAACCACATCAAAGGTAAGCTAAAAGCATTAGGGGGTGGCTCAAATTAACCTGTTAGACCTTTTTGTTAGGGTTGGCGTTGATGACCAAGCCAGCGATAAAGTTGGTAGTCTTGCATCGTCGTTTAAAAGCGGGCTTTCCAAAGCCGCCTCTGTAGCGGGTGCAGCCACGACAGCAGCGATGTCTGCTGCAACTGGAGCAGTGGTCGCGCTTACAAAACAGTCGGTTGGGGCTTATGGTGAATACGAACAGCTAACTGGCGGCGTTGAAACGCTTTTTTCAAAAAGCGCGGATAAGGTAATGCAGTACGCCGATGTAGCGTATAAAACTGCAGGCATGTCCGCGAATGAATACATGAGTACCGTTACGGGTTTTTCTGCGTCACTGTTACAGTCGATGGGCGGCGATACAGAGGCTGCCTCCGAAAAAGCCAACATGGCTATTACTGACATGTCCGATAACGCCAACAAAATGGGTTCGGATATGGAGAGCATACAGAATGCTTATAGCGGTTTTGCGAAGCAGAATTATACCATGCTTGACAACTTAAAGCTTGGCTACGGCGGCACTGCTTCAGAAATGGAGCGTCTGATAAAAGATGCCGAGGGTATTGACAGTTCGTTTAAAGCTGCACGTGATGAAACGGGCAAGCTTTCCATGTCATACTCCGACATAATAGACGCAATTCACATTGTGCAGACCAACATGGGCATCACTGGTACTACTGCGAAAGAGGCAAGCACCACTATCGAGGGTTCACTTTCAAGTGCTAAAGCGGCATGGCAAAACCTTGTTGTGGGCATTGCAGATAGTAGTCAAGATTTTGGTGCGCTAGTGGACAATTTCGTGGATTCCGTAGCCACAGTTGGTGACAATATATTACCACGTGTACAGGAAGTTTTGAACGGCATTATAAAATTGGTGAGCGAACTTTTCCCAAAGCTTACAGAAATGGTAGTTAAGCTAATACCGGATATTCTGCCGACACTACTTGATACAGCCACGAACCTATTTTCACAGGTGTTGGATACACTGTTGTCGTTGTTACCAACGTTAATGCCTGTGGCAATTGAGGCAGTGATGACCGTTGTGGACACAATAATTAAAAAGCTTCCGCTTGTGTTGCAGACAGCGGTGAAACTCATAGCCCAGCTTGTGGATGGTATATCCAAAGCTTTGCCAACACTTATCCCGGCAGCGGTTGAAGCTATCATCACCATTGTGAATGGACTTATTGACAATCTGCCGATGATACTCGATGCAGCTTTGCAATTGATTGTTGGGCTTGCGCAGGGTATACTCGATGCGTTACCTGTGCTGATAGAAGCCCTACCCGGTATTATCAACGGCATTGTAGAGTTTCTCATAGGGGCTATTCCTCAAATAATCGATGCTGGTATACAGTTATTAACATCGTTAGTTACTGCATTACCAGACATTATTGCAGCGATTGTCGCTGTCATTCCTCAAATTATTGACGGTATAATTACGGCGATTATTTCCGCCATACCCCAGTTAATTGACGCTGGTATTAAGCTGCTTATTTCGCTTGTACAAAACTTACCTACAATAATCACAACCATCGTTGCGGCGATACCGCAGATTATAGACAGCGTTATCAACGCTCTAATAGACGCTATTCCTCAACTGATTGTGGCTGGCGTACAATTATTTGTGGCGTTGATTGAAAATCTACCAACGATTATTGTTGAGATAGTTAAGGCAATACCGCAAATAATTGCTGGAATTATCGAAGCTTTTGGTAGTTTTGCTGGTGATATGGCGAACACTGGTCTAAACTTGATAAAAGGTCTGTGGCAGGGTATTGCCGATGCAGGTGCTTGGCTTTGGGATAAAATCAGTGGATTCTTCGGTGGTATTGTAGATGGTATTAAAAATTTCTTCGGGATACATTCTCCATCGAAGCTGTTTGCAAGCCTCGGCGGGTTTATGGCAGAGGGTCTTGGTGAGGGTTTCGGTGACGAAATGGAATCCGTTTCGGACGATATGCAGAAAGCAATACCAACTGAACTTGACGGTGTAAGTATAGGTAAAAGTGAATGGGATGCTAATAAAGCTTCGCAGTACACAGACAATAATGGTTCTCCCGGCGTTTCGCAGCCTATTCTTGTGGTAGTGCAGCTGGAGGGTGGTATAGAACTTGGACGTACGCTTATTGACCTCACCAATCAAGCGAAACGTGCTGACGGCATGACTTATTAAGGAGGGGAGTATCGTGGAGTATTATCTTAGCGTTAACGGTACGGAGTTCAACACCTCCGAACTTGAAGTGAAAGGAACATACCGTAAAGAAAATGTTCAGACCAACCTTGCTGGTGGGTTGCTTATAGACCGCATAGGCGATGAAAAAGTTGAGATAACTGCAAAACTCAACCTAATAACTGATGAACAGATGATAGCTTTACGGGCGGCGCGGGCGTTGATTTCCTGCCCGGTAATTTTCGACAGGGGTAATACCCGTGTTACCAAAACTATGCGTGTTCTGGACTTTACTGAACCCTCTCCCAAATATTTCTATGGCGATAAGAGCCAAGGTATGCGGTACGGGTCGATGACCGTAGAGATGGAGGAGGTATAACATGTACGAGGTAACGCAAGACTATCTAGATAAAGCAACAGCCGCTGGTCGCGTATACTCGTTACGTGTCGATGTTGGTGAAGTGGTTGACGGCGCAGTTGTGGATAAAGCCCAGTATCTCGGCGGTGTCGGTGTACTGTCTTTAAAAATCGTGCGTGGTCAGACTACAGGTGGGTTTTCCTTAGGTGGTACGGTATGCGCACAGCTTAACGCGACTTTCACTAATGATGTGGACGTACGGGTGAAAGACCGCTTGCAGGTGTACGTGCGGTTTGGCAGTGGAGATGACGTAACTGCTTGGCGCGGGTTAGGCTGGTTTTATGTGGATTCTGTAAAACAGGGATTACATAGCAAAAGTGTAACAGCGTATGACGCTATGTTACGCCTTGAGAAAAATTACAAATCTAAGCTAACTTATCCCGCAAAAACTAGTGACGTGTTGAACGAGATTTCAAACCAAACTAACATTAACTTGTCTTCTAGTCTGTCACTTATTAACGATGCAACCATCGAAACAATGCCACAGATGGACAAAAGTAAAGATGGTGAACAGAGGTATTACACCCGCCGCACAATGCTAGGGTATATCGCTGCCACAAATGCTGGTGAAGCATACATAGACGTTGATTTTAAAATTAACCTTGCTATACCCACCGAAACAGGGTATACAATAGAAGCGGCAAGCGTGATTTCTCAAACTATTGATGACACTGATTTCATGATTGACGGGATTGTATGGAATAAATCCGGCATCTCGTATAGCCTTAATGATGACTTTACTGAAAACACCGTGGAGTTGACAAACCCGCTTGAATACACGTCCGAGGAGCAGATACTGCACAACTTAGAAACTAAGCTGGTTGGGCTGTCTTATAGTTCAATTACGCTCAAAAAGCAGGGAACAGGCATTTTTCAGCTTGGGGACTTGGTTGACTACGCTGCGCTTGGCGGAACAGTGTACACTATGCTTGTTATGGGTATCGTGTATGATTTCTCTAACGGGTTTTTCTCCGAAACGCTCTACAGTCTTGCAAAATCGGCATCACAACAGGAATACACAGGCAGTCAAGTTACAGACCAACAGGGGTATGCAACGGTTACTTCTGGGGCATCACTAAGTAATTATGAGTACTTGACTGATTGGTCGGTAAAGTTTAACGGCACAACCTATACTGCTGATATCGATGACAGCACTGGGTTGATATCCAAAATCAGTGATGACAGTGGTAACGAATTTGAGCCATCAATAAACAGTGGTATAACCAACGTTAACATGCACAACGCAATGTTTATGGCGGTGGCAATGTGCAGAGGGCTTGCAAAAACAGTTAAGTTTGACGATACCGGCATTTTTGCGTTTTACGACATGTCTACATTAGACATCGGCAATTCAGTATGGTCTAACAAGTTATCATCAAATTACAACATCACCCTTGTCGGTGGCAACAAGGAAAACAAGTGTCTGCACCTCACCACAAGCGATTATGGCGTGTTGACTTGTGATGAACCTATGACAATATATATGCTCTTGAAAACGGTGTACATAGACGGAAATTTCCGTACGGCAATGTCGAAACACATGACTTCAGATGCCCAGTGCCACGATTTTGCTATTGGTGTAACCCCTTTTATTTGGCTTTCTGGTCGGCGGTCTAATATTACGTCTAATGTAGATGCGCGTGAATCACATGTTGTATGTATAACTAGAAGTACAACACTAGCGAAGTTGTACATTGATGGTGTTTACGTTGGCTCTGCCGCTACAGCTCTCGGTGACTATTATGGGGAATTTATGCTTAACAAATCAATAAGAGGCAATGTCACGTCAGCATATGATTTACCCGGCAACCATTATTACCGCATGCTTGCGGTGGGTAATCAAGAACACACTGCTGAGCAGGTATCGTCAAATACCAAGTACATTTTGGAAACATACGGAAGCATCTAAGGAGGTGAGAAGTTAATGGACAGTACAGTAATCGTGGCACTTATATCGCTTGTCGGGACGCTTGGTGGCTCGTTGGGTGGTATACTCGTCAGCAGCAAATTGACGAATTATCGGTTACAACAGCTTGAGGCTAGGGTTGCGGAGCATAACAACTTCGCGCGGCGTATGCC